CATAAACCTTCTTCGAGCCGGGGGCGCTCATTTCACGCCCGCCACCGACTGGCGGCCCGCGACGGCCACCTTTCGGCTGACTATAACCAGAATCTTCTTCTTCTGCAAAGCGGTGCGGAAGATACTTCGAAAGCCGGTTGTCCAGCTCGTCCCAATAGGCATCGCTCGACGGGTCAATGCCCTCACGAGCCAACGCCGCATCAATGGCTTTCACCACCTCTGAATCGTTGTCCTTGCCATTAGGATTGAACCACGCATTGTCAGCCGCCCACTGGCGAGCCTTCATCTCAACGACGCCGCCGTTGGCCGGGGCCTGTTGGCGGGGCTGATCAAAGGTCTGCTTGGTGCGGTTGATCTCGGCAGCGCGGGCCAGAGCCTGATCGCGCTGGCGCAGGAGTTCAGGGACGCGGCTGCCATCGCCGATCTCAATGGCCTTGGCCAGCGCCTGCTCGGCTGCCTGAACGCCATAGAGCGCCTGATTGTAGTTCTGGTCGAGGCTGCCCTTCTGGGCGGAAATAGCGTGCGTCTCGACAGCCTCAAGGCGGCGCTGAAGTTGCTGATTTTGCTCAATCAGCCACTGCATTTCTTCCTTGGTTTTGTCGCGGGCATACCGCTGGCTTTCCTTGCGGCGGCGGCGATCCTGACGCTTGGCCTCTCGGCGAGCCTCTTCTTCTTCGTTGCGATCATCAGAAAGTCGGACGTCTTCTTCTTCTTGTTGACCTTCTTCCTCTACAGGCTCATTGCCTTCGATGATCTCGATCTCTTCTTCTTGCATCTCTGCTTTTTCGGTGCTGTTCATGGCAGCCTCCATCAGACGTGGGCTTTGACTTCGAACGGATCTTCAACATCGCCAGTGATGTTCAGATCGTCGAAGATTGCGAACTGGACCTTGTCGCCATAGGCGTCGGTGGCCTTACAGGGGCGCTCCCAGCGCAGCCCGCCGTATTTCGGCACGAAGACATAATCGCCCGGCTTGCACCACGCGCCTTCCGGCCACGGTTCCATGGTGTTGCGGTTCTTGTAGGCCAGCGGGCCGATGGAGATCACCTTGGCAACACAAGTGTTGTCCAGCTCGGTGTCTTTTGTCTGATCGGAGAAAATAATGCCGCCTTTGCTCTTTGTGCGAGCCCGGCGGATTTGAACCAGAATGCGCGACCCAAAGGGTCTGATGTTCGGGTTCACTTGGGGGAAGAGTTCTTCACTCTCCGTATGTTGATCTGCTGACACGACGCTTTTTGTCATGTTCCTCGTCCTCTTCACCTTGTGCCAAGGTCTCCTCAATGACCGCGATAGCGCGACCCAGACCGGCGTAGATCCCTGCCCTGCGCCCGTACTCGAATATCGAGCCGTCGCCGGGCTGCTCCATAGTTTCATGGGCTACCCGAGATTGCTCTTCGAGTAGCCGCTTGATGATGATTTCAATCATATAGAAGCCTTGTCAATGGTTATTTTTTCCCATTGAAGGACATAAGTCCTGACTTCTTTCCCTTGTCGCTCATGCCCGAAAGATTCTTGTGGATACCGTAGGGCTTGTGCGGCTTGACCATGTCGCCGGTCATGTTCTTCGACGATCCAGCCGGCGCGTCATTGACGGGGAGCCCCATTGCGAGGCGCTTATGCTGCGGGAGAAGGCTGTTATCCATTTTACACCTATGGGTTGATGCCACGGCCGGTTGAATAAGGTGTCTTTATGCCCTGTTCGGCCTCAAACACGGCAAGTTCCTTTGCAGTCAGATTGTCTTCGCGGTTCATAGCTATCTTCGCCGCGATCTCTGCTTCCTTCTCTTGCTGCTTGATCACATCAAGCTGCGCTTCGCGGTCGAGGCGTGCCTGATCAAGGGCAAGCTTGCCCTGATCGTATGCCGCCTTGCGCTCGGTTTCCGCCTGCAAGAGCTGTGCGGGATCGACAGGCTGCTTCGGACCCATCTGGGACATAACCTGCATAGCCTTTTGGATGACAGGCGGCACGCCGGCGAGTGTCTTCTGGATCTCGGGCATGAATTTCTGCGATGCCATCGCCAGTGTGCGATCCATCTCTGCCGACACCTCTTCGTCTTTCTTCTCAAGGAAGACGTCGAGAGGCATGCCGACTGCCATGCTGGTACCCTCATACATGCTGAGAGAGTACCAGTACGCCATGTGCTCCTTGATGTGCTGCAGGACGCCCGGAATGAAGACAGGCCCGATCAGCGGGTTCATGCCGAACATCGGGCTTTGCAGATAATCCAGATGCACCTGCAGATGAGCCAGATGGTCCTGCATCGGGAATGCAGCAACCGGGCGGCCGAGCGTCAGTGCGAGGTTTTCGTTGACCGCGTTCAGCTCAATCGGCTCTGGCTGCTTCTTCAACAGCGACTTGTAATCCGGCACCTTGAGCTGCGACAGGATCAGCTCTTCGACCTTGTAGGGGTCGTAGATGTTTGGCTGCGCGGCTGCACGCTGCGCGACCGCCTGAACCTGCGCAAAGCGCTGTGCTTCCGAGAAGATGTTCGGGTCCGAAACCGGGATGACATCCATCGGGCCTTGGAAGTCCTCGGCCTTGCACATTTCTTCGCCGGTGACCTTCTCGATATAATCATCGGTCAGGTTCATCTTGTTGAGGCGATGCAGAACGCGAAGCGTCATCTGCATTGAATTGTGCAGGCGAGCATGAATGGCCGAGAAGACCGTCATGCCCTGTTCCATCAGCGCCAGCGTAGTGCCGACAGGCTGGTTCGGGTTCTGGTCCTGCATCTTCTCAAACGTGGTGCGAACCACGCCGCGAGCAGAATCGGTCACGAAACCAAGCAATGCGAAAAGAACTTGATTTGGCGGGTTAAACGGAACCGGCATCGCGATCTTGCGGATATCATCAACGCCAACGCCGCCTTCGATCTCGGTGACCTGCGTCGGCTCAATACGATCGGACTGGCCGCCGCGCGACCCGCCCTTCAGCTTGAGCATGCCGGGGAAGTTGTTGATGTGCGCGGAATCCAACAACGCGCGCAAAGCGCCAGTGGCTGCTGCCGACAGGCTGCCGATCATGTGCGGCAGGCCGATTGGATAAGCACCACGCCACGGCACAAACGGGAATTCAATGATGTGGATCAGCTCTTCCTGATTTTCATCATCTGGATCCCAGTTGCGATAGATCGCCAGAACTTCTTTCGTCGTGTGATCGACGGTGACGATGTAGGGCGCGAGCCCGAAATTGTCTTCGAAGTCGAGATAGCAATAGATCTCGAACACGGTGCGCAGGCCGTCTTCGTTGTAGGACGTCTGCTCGCGGCCTTCGATCTTGTTGTTGGCCTTCTGCGGGCCAGTCAGCTCGGGCTCCTGCGGCGCGACAAGGTTGATGTCGCGATACATGCCAGTGCCGACACGCTTCTCGAATTCCATCTTGGTGATGTACTGCACATGCGTCTTGCGCTCGGCGCTGTAGAAGCTTGTGGCGCTGTAGGGCAGGTAGACATCGTCAATCGGAATGAAGAGCGACATGGGACGGTTCTTCTGCTCGTCCCAGATCATCTTGAGGTACTGCGCGCCACCCAGCGGCACCTGTGTCAGAAGCTGCTCCATCTCTGGGCGGAACTCTGTCATCTGGTGCGTGAGCTGCCAGTTCATGAAGCTTTTGACGCGCTTGGCCTTCTCCAGCTTTTCAATCGTGATCTCGCCGGGGATCTGCTCCTTGACCGGGCCATTGGCCGGCAGGATTTCCTTGCCAACGCGGGAAGAAAAATCGACGCAAGCCTCGGTCAGCATCGGGTGCACGACCTTGCTTGCGCCTTGGAAGTTAGCGCCTCCGGGCGCATCGTCGCCAAGTCCAGTTCGGCGAAGCCCTTCTTCGTATTGCTTGTCACGAAGGGATCTTGCTTCCTTGTCTCGCTCAATGAATTCAAGAAGCTGCGACGAGATCATCATGCGATCATACGTCGGCATGTCTTCGGCGAGATTGGAATAGAATTCGGCCTTTTCGGCCTCTTCGGGCTGGTCGAGCGTCACAACAGCAGAGCCGTCGTCGTTTTCCTCGACGTCAAGCTCGTCCTGATCCATCTCGACTTCTTGACCCAGATCTTCGTCTTCCATGGATTAACCCTTGAGCCCAGAGAGTGGCGGCATGCCGAGAGAGTACCCTAAATTAGGGTTTTGCGATATCGGCGCGGGGACAGGCGTAGCATTGACGTTCTGTGTTGCCAAGAACGGGCTATCTGGCGTCAACGTCGGCGCGGCCGCTGCAGGAGCGGGTGCCATTGGCGAAGCATGTGGCGCATCTGAGCCAAACAGATCAGACGCTGGCATTGCAGGCGGTGCCGCAATTGCCCCAACAGGCCCCTGCCCATCGGTGTAGGCCATTGTCGGATATGATGCCACGGTTGGCTGCGCAGGCGCGGTAGGCGCGGCAACGAGGCCGCCGTCTGCAAAGTAGGCATCAGCATCGAAATAGCCGCCCTGCGCTGCCGCAGGCTTATAGAACGCCGATTCCTTCCCGTATCCGTAGAGCAGATAATTAAGCTCTGGCATACTGAGCGAGCGGCCCAGTTTATTCTCAGCGGCGGCAACAGTAGCAGCAACAGATGTCGGGGCTCCTTGTGCTTGCCCTTGCGCCTGTGTCGTTACGCCCAAAGATGCAAGAACCGACGGCACCGGTGCGGAAGATCCTCCGCCGCCGAGACCATCAAGAGCGCCAGCCGTCGGCTGATTTTCTGGTGTGATTTCGTAACCTGTCGAAGACATAGCTGTCAGTGGCCCAAAGCTTGTCGAAGACATAGCTGTCGGCGGCCCAAAGCTCGTCGAGGACATGGCTGTGTCCTGTGGAGCATTGCCCGTCATGGTCGGGACTGAAATATTCAGCGCTGGCCCAAGAGTTGGGGCCGCAGCCACCGTCGGGGCCGCAGTTTCCAATGGGTTATTGGCTGCAACTTGCTGCACTGCTTGTTGAAGCGAAACGCCCTTTTCGACGAGCGCCTGCACTTCAGCAACCATCTGGGGCGAGACAGTCGGGGTCTCTTGTACTGGATTTGCAGCCTTCATGGCTGCAGCCAGCGTTGCAAGCGCTGCCGGGTCGAATGCTGGCGTTACCTCTACAACCGCTTCGGCCTGCTGTTGGGCAGCTTGCTGGGCGGCAATCTGTGATTGCTGCTCATCCAGCGCTGCGTAATAAGACGGTATGTCGTAGGCCTGAAGCTCATTGCCCATGTTTGGCTGCAAATCCGTGCCGAGGATGCCCGCCAATTGGGTTCCAAGTTCTTGTCCGGGACTGTTGCTGCCAACTGGGCCAGACACGCCAAACGCGCCGGATTGTGTAGCGCCAAGGGCGTTGCCGAGCGCATCGCCGGCTTGCTGGTTTCCGGTCATAGCGCCCCAGCCGCCAATTGCGTCACCGAGAGAGCCGCCGCCAACATTGTTCCCGAAACCGCCCATCTGCCCGCTGGTAGAAGATTCGTTGAAGCCGCCAATGGCGTCTCCTAAAGATCCGCTCCAGCCTTCGCCGCTGGTCCCGAACCCGCCGCCACCGTCGCCATCGTTGTTACCGCCCCAGCCGCCACCGCCGCCGGTGTTGCCTTCGCTGCTGCTGGTGTTGCCTTCGCTGCTGCCGGTCCAGCCGCCAACATCGCTGCTGCCGCTGTCGTTGCTGCCAAAGCCGCCGCTGCCATCGCCGTCGTTATTGCCGCCTTCGCTGTTGCCCTCGCTGCCGTTGCCTTCGCTACCGTTGCCTTCGCTGCCTTCGCCGCCGCCTTCACCCTCTCCGCCGCCGCCTTCGCCGCCTCCACCGTCGCCTTCGTCAAACATGGGTGCAGACGTGCGGGCGTTTACCTTGTTCTTGCCGGAGCCGACGACAAAACGATCAAAGTCAATCCCAGCCTTTTCAAAGGCTTGGCGCAAAGTTTTAACAAGTTCAGGGTTTTTCTTTTGCAAATCAAGCGGAAGAACGATTTCACCCGTCGCAAGATGACCAACAGTATCATCGCGGCCCTGCCCAAGGCCTGCAGCCACTTTAAGTGCCTTGCGAATGGGTTTCTCAGTCATGTCTTATCGCCCACATTTTGTTGTCAAAGGCGTACACGAACAGCATATCCCCATCTGACACGACCTCGTTCGTCAATCTCTCTGGGAACTGAAGCCGCACAAGGACGTGTAAGGTGACGGGGTCTATTCCAAAAAGTTCACCTTTAGACGTTCCAAAATACACCAATCCCTTGATAAAGGAAGGGGATGAGTGGACCTTCTCACCCACGTCCAAGGCAGCGACCAAGCTCATTGTCTCAAGATCAATGACCAAAAACTGGTGATCTGATGACCCAAGAAACGCTCGATTGCCCACGATCAGTGGGCGCATGTAGAGCAAATCATCAGTCTGATAGGTGAATTTCACCTCGCCGGTCACATAGTCCCAGACGTATGCCTTGCCATCAAACGCACCGAACACCGCCAGATCGTCTTTGATCGCGGCATGGTATTTGACCGCGCCCAAGCCCGTAAGCTCCTGCACCAGCTTGCCGGTGTCAGCCTCAAAGCTGCACATGGTCCCGTCATTGGTGCCGAGGATCACCATGTTGCGGCTGGCAGAATAGACCGGCGAGCCGTGTAGCTGTTTTTGGAACGTGTGCCGCCACTTGATGGCGCCTGTCTCAGCATCAAAGCCCGCCAGCGCCCCGCCGTCCTTGTTGCCTCGGAATTCCAGCCCAACGTAGAGCATGCCATTGGCAACGCACGGCGACGAGCCGATCCAGTCGCAGACCTTGTGCTTCCAGATGATCTTGCCGGTCTCTGCGTTCACACAAACGAGATCGCCTGTGTACACGCCAAAATAGACCTTATCGCCGACAAGGCAGGGAGAGGAGATAATCCCCTTGCCAGTTTTGTCATCAAACGAATGCCACCACTTCAGCCGGCCGGTGTTTTTATCCAAGCACCAGAACGTGCCGCAGTCAGACCCGAACATGATCGACTGCTTGTAGATCACGGGTGTGGATTTGCAGACAGCAAAGCTAAGATTTGGCCGCTGCGAAGCAAACGTCCAAGCCGCATCGTAACGGACGACAGGAACATGCGGATCTTTGAATGTCAGGCCGACGTCTGAAAGATCAAACATGGATGTCGAGAGAATTTTTTGATCGATAAGGTTTTTCACGCCGGTGCGAGAATGGAAATTCACTACGACAAAGGCGCGATCAACGCGGATGCCGGCATCGCGCAACTTGACCGCCGCGTTGCAGAGTGAAGAGCCGCTGTTGAGCGTGTCATCGATCAGGATCGCAGGCGTACCATCTGAAATGCCGTCAATATGTGCCTGCTGCAAATGCTTCTTGCGCTTCTTGCGCACGATTAAGCCGTTAAGCTTGATGCCCCGGCGCAGGGCTTCGTTTTGAATGGCTGCCATCATCGGGATGCCCGACGATTCCACGGCTGCCAACTGAAACGGCGGCGCATGCTCATCAAGAAATGCGTTGGCGATTGCGGACATCGCTTCTGGATTGAGCAAAGCACGACGGATATCGAGCACCCACTCAAATCGACCGCCGATCCTGTTAAACAGGGGCTGCTGATCAGACGTGAGAACGCAATTCTCTTTAATGAAAGAGACAACATCCATCAAAAATAACCCCTCATTTTTGTAGATCAGTCTATTTTTGCAGTTAGCTTCTTTATCATGGAAACAGCGCGCGG